GGGGATAAACAACATGAAAAACATTAATTGGAATAACGTACCAGACCAACAGGAATTTAAAAAACTGGCGCCAGGTGGATATACAGCGATGATTGTTACAGCGGTTGACGTACCAGAAAAAGAGTATCTAAAGATTGAATACGACATTGCAGAAGGTGAATTTGCAAACCATTACCAAGGATTGTACGAAGCAAAGAATTTTTGGGGTGGAAGTTTTATTAGATCATATAAAGAAAAGGCACAATCAATGTTTAAAGGATTCTTAACAGCAATTAAAAACTCGAATAGCAACTTTATATTCAAAAATGATGAAAAGCAACTTGTAGGTAAGTTAGTAGGCGTTGTTTTAGGAGAAGAAGAGTATAGGAAAAACGATCAATCTATTGGCAAAAGATTATATGTCCATTCAACCAGAAGTATTGAAGAAATAAAGAAAGGTGTAGATATACCAGAATTCAAGAAACTTAAATTAGAAGTAAATGGATATGATGTCAGATCATTTGGCACAGAAGTCTTCCCTGAAGAAGAAATTCCATTTTGATCTATCATTAGGGGAACTTCTCCCCTTTTGGATAGTATGCGCCGATGTGGTGGGGAATATGCGTGGGTGGTGGTAAAAATTGCTGGATTCATTAAAGACTATCGCCAAGAGTTAGAAAGTGAAGTGTGGTTAATGCCACCACTTTACCATAGGGTTTGGCAATGGTTGAAATACAACGTAAATCATACAGAGGCAAACGTACCTTTGCGAGATGGAACAACAGTTTTGGTTAAGCCAGGCGAGAGAATTACAAGTATTAGAAAAATAGCAGAGGGCGTTGCATGGTACGAAAGAGGGATATTGAAAGAACCTAATCCTAGAACTATAGCAGAAATATTGAAATGGTTGAAAAACAAAAAAATGATCATTGTAAGTAACGGTGAAAGTAACAGACAGTATACACTTGTAAGCCTTATAAATTGGGATGTTTATCAAGAAAAAGATAATAAAAGTAACGGTGAAAGTAACGCCCAAAGTAACAGTAAAACAACAGTCAGACAACAGTCAGTACATATAAACAAGAAGGAAAAGAATGATAAAGAAAAATATATAGCTGATTTTACAAGTAGTTTTGATTTGATAGAAGCCATTAATTCGTTTATCGAAATGAGAAAAAAACTCAAAAAAGAAATGACAGATAACGCTGTTAAGTTGATGCTTGGTAAACTAAAAAAACTTTCTTTAAGTGAATCTGTGCAAATTGACATACTTAATCAATCCGTAATGAGTAGCTGGACAGATATCTACCCAATTACACAGCAAAAATTATTTGGCAACAAGCCAAAGAGTGAGGAGATGCAGATATTTTGATTGACTTAGACTTAGAGGCGAAATCATTAAACGCTATATGTTCCTATCCTCAATGCTTAGATATGGCTATAGCAGATATAAAACAAGAGTATTTTTCAAATAAAATGAACCGGATCATATTTGAGACAATCAAGTCAATGTACTCTGATGGTAAAACGGTTAGTCTTGTAACAGTGTATGAAGAAATAAAGCCTATTCTTGTTCAGAACCATACTAAATGGTTGATGGTAAGCCAGTCGTTTTGCACTAGAGGCGAGTTTGAGTATGTGATTGACAAGCTAAGAAACAATCATAAGGCTTTTGAATTGCAAAACATTGCTGAACAAACTTCTAGACGCCTGTTAGATGGTGATGATATTAACGAAATATTATCAGAACTACAAGATAAAGTTTATGGGATTAACGTAGAGACAACAGATGTACATATTGTCACACCGGAAGAAAGAGCTACAAGTATATTAACTACCATCGTTGATCGAGTAAATAACAAGTCTAGCGGAGGAATAAAAACATCTTACGGCAAGCTGAACAAGATCATAAACGGTGGGTTCCAGCCAGGAGAGTTAATAATTCTAGGTGCTGAGACTGGCAGAGGTAAAACCGCATTTTCTCTAAACTTATCAAGAGATATAGCAATTATGCAGAAATATGAGCTGCTGTATGTAAATACTGAAATGAATGAGCAGCAAATAGATATCAGGCTTGCAGCATTGATTACTAGGGAACATGCGAGTATCAAGTATAGTGACATAGCTACAGGGAACCTACAACCTTGCCAAGTAGATGCATTAGCCGAAAACCTCACACTGATGTCACAAAGTAAATTTTATAATGTTACCCTGCCGGAGCTAACGGTTGATCAAGTAATATCCGTAGCTAATAAATTTAAGTCGCAAAAGGGTATAAAGGTACTGATTGTTGACTATATCGGCAGAATGGAAACGACAGATCCAAAGCTTAAAGAGTATCAGGTTATGCGGTCAATAGCTAAGAAGCTAAAGACATTAGCGCAAAGGTTAGGAATAACTGTTATCATGCTTGCTCAATTAACAGAAGAGGAAAAGTTAGAGGGAGCAAAGGCTATCAAAAATGAGGCAGATTTGTTTATGTATCTGCAAGAAATGAATGAGGCTAATCGCAAAGAGTACGAGAAAAAAGGCGGATACAATTACTTCCTGGTTATTGATAAAAATCGTAATGGTCCGAAAGGTAAGATACTTTTAAAATTCAATGGTGAAAAGATGGATTTTATTGGGGAGTGTTGATTATGGACTGGCTTACTGGAAATAAGAATAGGAACTCGATTATAGAAATGCAAGAGAAACGGTCAAATTTAATCACAGACGTTACTTTAAATGGTAGACATAGAAACACATACAAGCGTAAATTAAAACGCTTAAATCGCGAAATTGAGAGGTTGTATTATGGAGGTTTAACATGTCTAGATTAAGCAGATATGCAGGAGTACAAGCGTGTAACACAGAGAGGTACTTGCAAATAGGCAATACCGTACCTTCTAAATATGATAAATCACCAAGGGCGAAACGGTATAAATGTACTATTTGTGGTGAGGAAGTATTGACATATGTACATGCAAATCGCCACGGATTTAAAAGCAAGGAAGACATGATTGAGAATGGGTTTGCGGTGAGGACGTTGAGAAAACATTAGGGGAGGCTGTAATTGTGAGGGAGATTAAATTCAGGGCGTGGGATGGAACTAAAATGTACAATCCAATACTTGCAGATGGAAAGACATTTAGAAGCGGTAGAGACTATGAGGATTATAATGATGCACCTTTTGATTCTGTAATGCAGTACACAGGATTAAAAGATAAAAACGGCGTGGAGATTTATGAGGGTGATATATTTAAAACCAGAAATGGTGTGGTGGCAGTTGTGGAATGGGATGAAAATAACGGCAGATTTTTAGGGTTCACGATTGAAAGAGAAAGAAAAATCGTGTACGTCGGACAAGAGCCAGCGGTCGAGGTAATCGGCAACATCCACCAAAATGCAGACCTATTAATCAAGGAGGAATAACCATGGAATACGCAATCATCGGACTGGTAGCGTTTATCATAGGTGTGATAGTTGGGTTATTGTGCAAGGTGAATATTAGGAATGTAGATGAGTATGACCGTGGGTTTAGTGATGCTAGTATGGCTGTGGAGTTTTTGAAGAAGAGGATGGAGGGGAAGTAGGATGGAAATGAAATTGTTTGAAATAGCCGGAGAGAGGTATACGAGGATTAAGGTTTCATTATCACAATATAGATTTGTTAAAAATATCCTTGCTAAGCACGGGATAACAGAACCTTCTAAGAAAAGTAGTAGATATATTTATTTTGAAGTAAAAGGAGATCTTCTTAATGTTAATAAGGAGCAACCATCATGAACGATCAGCAAGAAATCCTAGACTTTCAGCGACTGGCAGATAAGGTGACTGCTCCCAGTAAGCTGGAACAGTGGAGCGAAGGAGCAAGAGTACTGGCTAGTAAGCTTGGATATCCGATTGTGGTTGTAAACATGAGGAATGGTGCGTATGAGTTATATCCTAAAAGTATAGCAACTAAATGGGGTAGAGATTGGGATTATTGTACTGATGGGGAGGCAGAGTGAGTAGATGATATTAGCTATTGATCCAGGCAATATTGAGAGTGCATATGTGGTACTTGATGAAAACCTAAAGCCTATTGAATTTTGTAAATGGAGTAATCATACTTTGATGCTGCAAATTTGCAAATTGATAAACAAATACAAAATAAAACACGTAGCAATAGAAATGATCGCATCGTATGGTATGGCAGTAGGCAAAGAAGTGTTTGACACTTGCGTTTGGATTGGTAGATTTACGCAGGAGGCTTCAAAAAACTCAGAGGTAACCTACATATACCGCAAGGATGAAAAAATCAACCTATGCCACACTATGAAAGCCAAGGACGGAAATATAAGACAGGCTTTGATAGATAGGTTTGGAGTGGTAGGTACTAAGAAGTCACCAGGGTGGTTTTATGGAGTTAGTAAGGATGTTTGGGCAGCTATTGCGGTGGGGGTAACTTACAGCGACATGTATTTAAAGAAAAGCGAGGTTGGATGATATGTATGAGGAATTAGAACCGTTTGGAGTTATTGATATTCTTGACAAAGTTTATTTTGAACTAGATAAAGCTAATGGTAAATATCCACAATTCAACTCAGAACATGAGGCATATGGCGTTTTGCTTGAAGAAGTTGATGAAGTGTGGGAACACGTAAAGAAAAAGCCACACAAACGAAATATGGAAGAATTAGAGGGTGAATTGGTACAAGTGGCTGCAATGGCTGTTAAATTCATTTGGTGGGCGAGGAACAATAATGATGGTGAGGTGATTGAGTAATGAAGATTAAAATAATAAATGGCAATTGGTGGTATGAAAATAAAGAGGGCGAGATATTAGACGATTATTATTTAAAAGGAGAATGGTACATCGAAAAAAGCGAGGAGCATTCTGTACATATAAAAGATGCGGAAGTTGTAGAAGATGATGAAATTGAATCAGCAGATCCAAGCAAAGTTATAACTGGCAGTGAACAGCGTAGGAGATTAGCAGAAAAAGAAGCTGAACAAGCTATGAAGTTACCTGAGTTATACAGTGTGTTGATAGGAAAATACAACCTAGTAGTCGATAAAAACTCCGACTACGGCAACAGCTTTGACAAGATCATGGACAAATTAGTCAGTAACAATATAGATCCGCTACAAGGCTTGTACATACGCCTAGCAGACAAGTTTAATAGGTTTGAGACTCTGCTATTCAGTGATACGCAAAAAGTCAAGGATGAGTCAATTAGGGACACTTTGAGGGATTTGTCAAACTATGTGGACTTGTATATGGCTTGGGAGGCTAAGAAAGATGAGCGATAATGTTATCACGCAAAAGATAGTGCAATATATCAGAAATTCGATTAAGAAGCTAGAAAATGATCGAATGCAACTTGATTCTAAAATACAAATTTTAAGAGAAATAGAAATTTCTATTGAACTTAAAAAATGGTAGGTGTAAATGATGACTAGTAAATGCGACCGTTGTCAAAACTTGAAAAAACGTATTGACGGCAGAGAAATCATGTGTCATAAACGTGGCATGACTCACCAGAGGCGGGATACTTGCAATCAGTATGTGGTGAGGAAGAGTAGAGAGTTTGATATGCTGGGGTGGTGTGAAGCATGAAAAGAGGAATGGGTAAAAATTTCAATATGTTTTGGAAGAAAGCACACAATCAAGAGTTTAAATGCAAAAGAAGCGTGCATTATGGCAAGGCGTTGGATTTAGTTGTTAAATATTACGATGATAAACTTTTAGTTGAGTGGGGTGTTTGATTGGTGGACTTAGTAGATGTATATATAAAAGATTTAAACGAATTAAAGTCGTTATCTGAAACAGATAAAAAGGATATAGAATTTTATGACGAGTTGCTAGGGATACTTATAGATCTTAAAAAGTACAAGGTTGTAATAAAGTATTTTCAGGAGAATGGCAAACAAGAGACTAAGGATATAATCAAAAACCTTTTAAGTTATTAGGAGGTGGAAACATGATACAAGTATCCTATCATAAAGCGCACCGTTGGCTTAGAAAGGGGTTTAAAGCAGTTTGCATGATCTACTATACGGATGGATATTTACAGGCTGTAATGAGCAAGGAGAGAGGGATATGAAAACTAAAATTATATTGATATTGTTAGTTAGTTTGGCGTTAACTGGCTGCAATGGTTCGAAAGAAAATGAAGAACAGTCGGGACAGTGGAAAAAGATAGATTCTTTTGAAAAATATCACAACGCAACAACGTCGACCGTAGTAACGTATGTTGATAATTTGGGTCATGAGATTGTAATTGTATATGGATATGAATCTACTTCTGTAACTCAAATTAGGTAAGGAGGTAACACATGCCGAAACTGTACACTAATAATGATGATTTTAAGATTGGACAAATTGTATTAGTTAATTATGGAGATAAAATAATGCAAGGGAAAATCATTAAGTTTAGTTCAAGAGAATGCGGTATTTTGTTTTGGAAAAAGATTAAATCAGGAGCTATGGTGATGATACCTATAATGACAAAAACTATTTTTAACGATGACTGGTCAGAAGAAGAAATTTACAAGTGGTATCCATTAAGCGAAATAATGTAGGGAGGTATATATGCCAAAACTATATACTGACAGTGAGATAGAGACGATATTAAGAAGCTATCCCAGACTTAAGAGCCAGGCTAGCATTGAAGAAGAAAAGTTATTCGGTTTGTTCCCAAGTATGACAGCTAGTTATGAGGGTATGCCTCACGGATCAGGAATTAGCAACCAAACTGCGAATTTGGGTGTTAAGCGTGCAAGCATACCACAAACTAGTAGGCAGGTTAGAGCCATAGAATTAGCATACAATGCATTGGATAATGATTGCAAGAAATTAATCAGTAAATATTATTACGAACGGCAGAGACGATATGAGGTAATGTCAACCATGAATATAGGTAGAGATCAGTTTGGAAGGTACAGGCGTAAGGCATTAGATGAATTAAACGAAATACTGTCCATTACATGCCAAGTACCTGCTAATTTTGCAGTGTAATCGTCTAAATAGGTGATAAAATAATATCATAGCAGGAATGGAAATTTGCTCTTCAAACTTTTTGAAAGGACTGCTGTATACAAACTTATAATCGCTGAGCGCAGATGTAAAAGTGTATCGGAAGTGTGATGCAATGCCCAGCGATTCCCCTTGTGGGAAATTGATATCTGGATATAGCTCAGTTTGTGCAGAGTGCCTCCCTTGGAAGGAGGAAGTCGTAGGTTCGAGTCCTACTATCCAGACCAAATATTATGCCATTCACTTAATTGTGAGTGGCTTTTCTTGTTTAAATTATTATTGAAGTTGTAAAACAGGCAATTACTTTAGGGTAGTTGCTTGTTTTATGAGGTTAATAGTTAAGGAGGTGTTAAGGTATGAGTATATTAACGGCTCAACAAAGTGTATTTGTATCTGAATACCTTGTTGACAGGAATGGTAAGCAAGCTGCTATAAGGGCAGGATATAGTGCTAAGACTGCTGAGGTGCAGGCTAGTAGGTTATTAAGTAATGCTAAGGTGCAAGAGGCTATTGATGAACAATTGAAGCTTAGAGAGCAACGTACGCTTGTTACAGCAGACTATATAATTAATAGCCTAAAAACTGTTGCTGAAAGGTGTATGCAGATAGAAGCTATAGTGGATAGAGAAGGTCAGCCTACTGGTGAGTTTAAATTTGATTCTAGTGGTGCTAATAGATCATTAGAGTTGTTAGGCAAGCATTTGAAATTGTTTACTGATAAGACAGAGTTATCCGGCGATAAAGATAAACCTGTTGAGATCAACGTCAATATTGTGGAGGAGTGATTGTGTGTCTCAAATTGAGTTAGCTGGATGTATAATTGTAGTTTATTTTGCTGGATTTTGGATGGGATTCGTTAATGGAAGAAGTATGGATTAAGAATAAGAGGGACAACATCACGAAAAAACGCCTGTGAAGCCTTATGTAGCATGGGATTGCAGGTTTTTTATCAAGTTCACCACATGAACTAAAACGGCTTATTTAGTTCACCACATGAACTTAGGAGGTGCTAATTGGTTAAAAAAGCTACTATTATTGATAGTGACGGTCAGATAATTGGTCAGATTAATGAAGGCGATAGAATCCTTCGCAAAGAGAGTATTGAATATCTAGAAAACTATCAAGTGTGGAAGTTGGAACATTTCTATAAAGGTAACACAGCTGAATTAAGAAAGATGTTTCAAATATTATCTACGCCTGAAAAGGCGTTTTTGTTTTGTATGGCTGTATATGTTGGATATGAAGATTGTTGCTTAAAGCATGATAATGGTAATGAGTTAGGATTTGACGATATGATCAAGATATCAGGAATGAGCCGTGGTGCTGTATCTGCTGCAATTAACTCACTGATTAAGAAAGATATATTATATCGTGGTAGAAATAGCAGAGGGATTCAGTATTTCATTAATCCTTGGTTGTTTTGCAAAGGACAGCGTATTCAGAACGTATTAAAGACAATGTTTAAGAACTACAGAGTTAAGGTAATGGGTGATAGAAAGTGGGGTGAGTTGTGATGTTAGAATTAACTAATGTTGTAGTAAATACTTACCTTAAATGTAAGTATAAAAATAAATGCACAGGTAACATCAAATGGTGTGATGGGAAAATAACTCCGATCTGTAGAAAAATACAAGAAAAATTATCGAATCTCAATGTTCAATAAACTGAAGTTATCGTAGATTGAGATGGTAAATATTAGGAAAAAGGATGTGGTTCGTGTGGATAAAATTATATTTACTCCAATGAGTAGAGTAAGTGATTTATCCGACTTAATTATACAAACAATTAAGTCGGAAGAATGTGACGGTCAAGATATTAAAGATGCAATTGTTGCTTTGGCTGCGATCGCAAAGGGCAGAGCGAACAGGAATTTTCCTCCTTTCGGGTATTGAAACGGCAAATATTAGGTAAAAGTTGGTGATAAAATGTTTTGTTTTAATTTGCATAAACCTTATATTGACACAACTATTAATGCTCATAAGGCGTTATCAAGTGCAAATGATTTAATAAAGATACAAGATAAAATTATAGAAGAATTAAAAGAAAAGTTATTGATCGAAAGAATACATAGTAGTGGACATATGCTGATTAACGACGATGGTTGTCAATGCAATATGGCTAGATACATGAGAAATAAAAAATGATTAACCTCAACATTAGCAGCAAAGTGTTCAATCCGGTGTATCGTCCTTTCCTTAATGATGATACTTATCATCAGATATTCTTCGGTGGTTCGTCTAGTGGCAAATCATACTTCCTGGCGCAACGTTGCGTGTTAGATGTTGTAAAAGGAGGGCACAACTACCTTATCACTCGCAAGGTGGCTAGGACATTAAGAGGGTCGGTATTCAATGAGGTAAAAAAAGCGATATCGTTCTTTAAGCTTAATAAATACTTTAAAATAAACGAATCTGACATGATTATAACTTGCTTTAATGGATATCAGATACTATTTGCTGGTCTTGATGATGTTGAAAAGATTAAATCAATTACCCCAGCTAAAGAAGTGTTGACTGATATATGGAAGGAAGAAGCTACCGAGTGCGATTATAACGATCATAAACAGCTAGAGAAACGTCTTAGAGGACGTTCTAGAGTTAAGAAGCGCATGATTGATAGTTTCAACCCAATACTACAAACACATTGGATATACACTAATTACTTTGGTGGATGGATTGAAGGTCAACAACATTATAAAAGCAATAATCTTTCAATATTAAAAAGTACATACAAAGATAATCACTTTCTTACTGCTGATGATATCGACAAGTTAGAGAACGAGAAGGACGAGTATTATTACAATGTGTATTCATTAGGCAATTGGGGAACAGTTGGCGGTGTTATCTTTAAGAACTGGAAGATGCAAGATCTTACCGAGATCCGAAAGACATTCACATCGTTTAACAATGGTCTTGATTTTGGTTTTAGTAGTGACCCTGCTGCTGGTGTTAGAACGCATTACGATAGAAAGAAAAGCAAACTATATATATTAGATGAACTATATGAGCGCGGATTAACTAATGACGATCTAGCAAAAGAGTTAAAGCCTATGATAGGCAAGGAACATATTCGTTGTGATAGCGCAGAGCCTAAGAGTATCGTAGAGTTAGCGCAAAGAGGTATTGCTACAGTAGAAGCAATTAAAGGCAAGGACAGCGTTAACTATGGAATACAGTGGTTACAACAGCAAGAGATTATTATTGATATAGGTTGTCAGAATGCAAAGAATGAGTTTAGTAGTTACAAATGGGAAGAGAACAAGCAGGGCGACATGCTTCGCAAACCAGTAGACCGAAACAACCATTTGATAGATGCAATTCGCTACGCTAATGAATTGGAAATGGTTTACTGGCGTGAACAACAAGAAGAGAAGAAGAAGCCTAAAGACTACAATGGCTACGAAAGAGAAGATGATGATAGTGAATCATGGATGGCAGGATAAAGGAGTGTGTTGATCAATGGCTAGACCTAGAGTAGTAAATAAGCCAGTTATTAAGAAAGAAATAGAATTAAATGAAGAAGAACCTATTAAAATAGAGCAAGTATACAAAGGATTTGTTATTCATGTAGAAAGAACCGAAGAAGAAGCAAGGATAGTAATATCTAAAGATGGCTTATATTGCAACGAATTTAAAGCTTATAACAATGCTGATGATATTGAATTAGAAATAAATAGAGCAAAGAGGTGCATTGACGATGGCGCCATCAACTAGCCCCAACGTATCAGATAAAGCACTACGCGATTACGCACGTAGAGTATTAATGAATAGTAAAGACGATCTTAGTGTCGGTACAACTGATACAGAGATCGATTTTTTTTGCAATCAATTAACAAGTGATCAATTAACTCAGATATATGGAATGTTCTTTAGGACTGGGATGGTGTTATAGATGTTAATTGATATAAGCAGGGAAGAATTAATAATATTGCTTAACAACCTTCATTTACCAATAGAATTATGCGAAGAATTTACAAAGTTAAAATATATGGAGTTTTGTGGGGATCAACACAATTTATCGTGGAAGTTTACTGATGAATTTTTAAGCGATAAGAGAGATGAGGATATTTACGCAAATTACCAGTTTTTAAAGAATAATCTCGACTAAGGAGGTGATACATTGGAAGATGCAATAAAAGACCAACCAACAGATACAGGCAAGGTTGTAAAGGCTAGATCAAACGTAAGGTTAGCATTAGAAGCAACAGTTGATTGGCGTAAAGAAGCAAGGGAAGACTTCCGCTTTGTACAGGGTAAGCAATGGGATGATAAAGACGTGCAGGCAATGCAGAAACAGAAACGCCCTGCAATCACTATCAATCGTTGCAGACCGATGATCAATCAAGTATCAGGTTACTTTGGTCAGAACATGTCAGAGCCTAACTTTATGCCACGTACTGAGGATGATGATGAGATATGTAACATTGCTAAAGGTGTTAACAAGTATGTGTATGATAAGTGTATGTTTTCTCGTCACAAGAAAAAAGTAGGCAGAGATAGGTTAATCTGTGGCAAGGGTTATTACTGGGTATTCTATGATTTTGATTATGATAAAATGGATGGCACGATTAAAATTGAAAGGCGTTCACCTTTTGAGGTGTTTGTTGATCCTGAGTCCATACAAGAAGACTTGTCTGATGCAGAATATGTTGGTGTGTATAGCTGGGAATCGCCTGACGAATTAAAACAGATATATCCTGAGTCAGAAACAGAGATCAATGGACTATGGCATAAATACGATGCAGAAGAAGTTGCTGTCGATATGGTAGCTAATGAACCTGTATGGTACAGCAAGCAATTGAAGAAGGTTAGAGTTGTTCAGTACTGGTATAAAGAGCGTAGTTATCGTAACGTGTATCAAATAGATGGTGATCCTGCAACAATAGATGAAAATGAAGAAATTGCAGCAATGTACCGCATGAAAATACCGGGTATTAAAAAACATCGCATACCTGAATGCAAATACAGATACATGACTTTCTGTGATGATGTGTTATTTGAAGAGAATGACAGTCCTTACAAGCATAAACGCTTTCCATTAGTGCAAGAGTTTGCCTATTATACTGGTGAGCGCGATGAAAACGACAGTACGCTAGAGCCTGCTGGACTGATTAGAGACTTGAAAGACGTACAGCGTGAGGTTAATAAGCATCGTTCACAACGTATGCATATCATCAACACGCAAGCGAATGGCATATGGTTAGTATACGGAACTAGCACACCTGAGTTTGATGCACAGTTAAAAGCATTTGGTACTACTCCAGGCACAAAATTGAACGTTCCTCCTGGGGTTACTAAAGTTGAACGGATTACTCCTGATGGTGTGTCAACTGCTAACGTTGAAATGGAAAGAGTAAGCGGTGAAGACTTCTATACAATAAGTGGAATAAACCCTGAGACAATGGGCAATGCTGATGCACCTAGTCAAATGAGTGGCGTTGCAATTGACCGTAGGCAGCGAGCAACATTCACACAAGTATCTGACTTAGCAGACGAGGCAAATTACTCTGAGAGGCTGATTCTGGACTTGCTATGGGGTGATAAAGGTAGACCTGGACTCATACCGCAATACTTTACTGAAGAAATGGTAATGCGTATTACTGGTGATGGTGGAGAAAACAAGTTCATACAACTAGCTAATGGATTACCACAAGCACAAGTTAAGCAGCCTGTAATTGATCCGATGACTGGACAACCGCAGGTAGATGAGCAAGGGCAGTTAATACACAGAGTGCTATACGACCTTAGTAAGTTTGAATTTGATATTGTTGTTGTACCTAGCCAATCAACTCCAACATTAATGGCTGCTAATCTCGAACAATTGATAGCTGCTAAGCAAGCCGGAATTCCTGTACCGCCTGATATGTTACTAGAGTTTATGCAAATAGGCAATAAGCAAGAGCTCAAAAAGAAAATGCAGGAACAAGCTGCAAACGCTTCACAAATTGAACCTCCTAGCGTTAATATGTCAGTACCATTTAAGGACTTGCCAATAGAGGGACAAATTGCAGCAATGGCAGCTATAGGCGTTCAAGTTACACCTGAGAGCTTAATTCAACAATATCAAATGAAGAATCCACCAAAACAACCGCCTAGTAATGGCGGTATTTCTATGTAAAGGAGATATTTAAATGCATGTCGGCAAAGAAATAGAAGAAGATTTTAGAGTGTTAGTTGAAAAAACAATAAAAGCTAATTTATTATTGTTGAGCGAAACAAAAGAAATTCATTACAGCCAAAGATTAATGCTTGTTAATGAAGTAACCAACAACCTTGAAACTATTAGTAAATCAATAAATAGTTAAGGAGGTGATCGACTCACTCCGAGGCTAACCCCCTCGAACACTAGGGAGGTGACAACTACATTATATGTGTTACTGAGCGATTACTACGGTAGTCGCTTTTTATTATACAATCGTCAGCACAGACGTTAAAAGCAACATAATAAACTTCGTCCATGTGACGTAAAAAGGAGTTTTGACAATGGATGATATTAACACCGTGAGTGTTGACACGTTAAAACAACAAGGTTTTACAGATGAAGATTTGCAAGGGTTTTCCACACAACAAGAGCCAGCGCAAGAACCAATAGTAGCAACGCCGGAGCCTGCTGAGCCTACCGTAATTGATCCACAGCAAGATTTACCCGTTGATGGTGACGTTATTACCATAGATCAAAACAATCCTGCTGATGGAGTCAGTAAACATGTCCCTTATGATAGGTTCAAAGAAGTAAATGAAAAGAACAAAATAATGGCTGCGGAACTTGCAGCATTAAAAGCACAGTACGCACAACCTACACCGCAACCAAATCAACAACCTACACCAGTACAGCAACCTCAACAACAAGTTAATGTTGAAGAACAGATTGCTAAAATGGCAGATAGCAAAGCAAGAGAAAAGTTAAAACTTGAAAACAGCGTTGACATTGATGATTACGGCTGGCAGATAGATAACCCTAAACTATATAGGGATTATCTTAAAGAAACAGCCAAAGAAGAACTTAAACTAGAGCGTCAATACGAAGAACAAGCACAAGTTTATCAGCAAAATATCAGCTTTGCCAATGAATTAAAAACGCAGCAAGATTTCCCTGTTTTGTATCAGTTTGCAATTGCAGAGCTGGATGAATTGCCTGGAAAACGAGCAAGAGTGATTGAACAAGCGTTTAACAATATTGATCGTGGCACGGGTAGTAAAGATGATATTGAAACGGTAAAGTCGTTTGCTGCTGAATGCAGAGCAAAAATGAATAGCACAAATCAAACAACAAATACAGAACCAAATACAACAGCCACAGTTGCACCTACAACGTCACCGCTGGATAAAGCAGCAGGATTGCCTAGGTCGCAAAATTTAAGTGGTTCAAAGACTTCTGCAATGAGTTGGGCGCAAGTTGAAGGTTTAATCCGTTCTGGCGATATCGACCAGATACCGAAAGATATGTTAGCTCAAATTGATAAAAGATTATTAGAATAAGAGGAGAGAAATGAATGAATACAATTAATACAGCGTTAATACCTAAACTATGGGTGTCTAAAGTAAATAAAGAAGGTCAAACCGCTTCTTGGTTTAACAAACTTACTGCTAAAGACGGTAGCTTGCCAGTTCATAAGAATAGCGAGTTGGTAGGCAAGAAGGGGTTAAGCATCACATTCCCTTTAAAAATGGAATTGGTTGGTGATGGAGTAACAGGTAATAACACCTTGCTTGGCAGTGAAGAAGCGTTGGTTGTCTATGACTTCACGGTAGAAATCGACCAAACAAGACAAGCGGTATCTAGTACTGAATGGGATACTCAAAAACCAGTGTACGAGCAATGGCCTGAGATTAAAGACAGCCTTGTAACATGGTTTGGGAACTGGCAGGATAAAACCTTGATTTCCAAGTTGACAGCTTCTCCTACTGGCACATCAACTGCTGGCGAATGGATGAGTGCTGCCGCTGCTGGCACTGAGGTTGCTATAACTGCATCTGACAAATTAACTACTACTTTAATTTCTAAAGCAAAACGTAGAGCTAAGAAACATGCTCCTAAAGTTATGCCTTTCAAAATTGACGGTGGCGAATACTATTGTATGTTAGTATCTTTAGAAGCTGCTAGAGACTTACGTACTGACTCTGTATGGATTGCAGCACAGCAACAAGCAAACGTCCGTGACGGCAAAGACAATCCTATTTTCAGCGGTATGCTTGGCATTTGGGATGGAGTAGTTATTTACGAGTGGGAACGTGTTAGCGTAACTGCTACAGGTGCATCTAGTGCATTAGTTTCTCATAACTTGTTGCTTGGGAAACAGGCTGCTTGCTATGCAGTAGCTAAAGAAATGACACCAATCAAAGAGTCAACTGATTACGGCAACGTATTAGGACAAGGTATTGCATTCTGGAACGGTATTAAGAAATCTGTTTATAATTCCAAAGACTATGGAATTATTCAGGTTATGACTGGTGGTGCAGCAGACTAATGGCAGGAGTAACGTATAATCCAGGAATGGAACAACTTAGAACTGACATGTGTACTGGTGGAATGACTGGAACTATTGCAGATATGAAAGCGTTTATGAAAGCATTATCTGGTGACATTGTATTAAAAGTAACACCAGCAACTGCAACGCCTGCACCAACGTCAGCAGCGTGGAGCCAATCGGTTGTTGTTAGCTTGGAAACAGCAGACGGAGAACGTCATAAATGGTATTCTGGTCCTGTAACTTTGGCAGTTGCTGACACATCAACAGCAGGTACAGCAGCAATTTCACCAGCAGCAGGAGCGCATTACATGACAGACGGTGCGTTAACTGTAACATTGTCAGGCAATGCAGCTGCTTGGCTTAATGCGGAAACAGCGACACTTACAGCTACAGCAGTAGCACAGCAAGGTTTGTTAAACGTAGCTATTAGCGCAACAACTTGTGTATTGACATTCACGACTTGATTAACGGAGGGGAAACCCTCCTTTTCTTTATATGGAGGTGAGAAATGAGCATCATAGGTGAATTACTTCTTAGTATGAGGTATGAGTTACAAGACATTGACGGAACAGTATATAGTCCATACGTGTTAATGGATCAATACAACAAAGGCAATAAACTTCTAAGAAAAACAATCCTTGATAATATGCCGATGCAATTGGCGGAAGAAGTTACGGATAATGTAGATGCTGGCGAATCAATTACCATGGTTAAAAAGCCTATTAAACTTATTGATGTTCGCGTTAATAAAAAGCCGATCAATAAATTTGCTATGACAGCTATTCAAGATAAGACGATAACTGGAGAACCTAGAGCGTATTACATGATAGGTACAAATACATTAAAACTTTATCCAATTCCTGATAAAACATACTCATATGAGATAACATACATCCCTGAAAGCGTTACAATGCAAGATATTGACGATAGCGGTTACCAAACAGACGTAGAGCAATTGCTTGTTAGATATGTTGTTGCAATGTTAACAAATGGTAGTTTTGATTTAGTTGCAGAGTATAATGCAACGATTGGTAAGTTGCTTGGCGGTATTGAAACAGGAGTAACAGTTATTAATGGTTATTACTCTGACTGTGATGGTGGGAGGGATTACAACTAATGTTAGTATCAGACGTTATAAACCTAGTAGCCAAACGCCTTGACCTTGATGTCGATGATTATTTTCCAGAGGTAATGATTCTGCATATTAACGCCTCAATAGCAAGGATCAATAACGGACTAATCAAGGTTAATGATCCAGAGGTTGTAAAGCAAATGACAATTACAGGCACGATTGCCAAACCTGCCGACTTCTTTGCGTTTATCCCACAAAAGGCAGCATACCCATTAATTTGTGCTGGGAATACCATATCACTAGCTTATGGAGCACCTCCTAGCGTTGTATTTAAATATTCCACCTTTAAGCCTCTATTGACCGCTATATCGGATGTAATCCCATTGCCTGACTACTGTGTCAGTGAGATAGTAGATTATGTAGCGATACATATTAACAATGATTTTGAGGCTAATGTTGCACAGGATATCGGACTTGCTACATCTGACGAAACGGTATTATTTTCCGCTAAAGGGGGTTAGAAATTGCCAGTACAAAGCACTAAAAACCCTACACAGTTTACTATCAGCCTACAGAACATTATGGGTGGATTATGCCTTATAGCTAACCCTGAGAGCATACCAGACAACTATGTGTGCCAAATGGATAATTGGGAGTATGGTACGCTACTTAATCAGCCTCAAGTATGCCCTGGCGTGGTAACGCAGTTTGACGTTGTGTCAGATGTAGATACTATGTTTTATGATGCCGTGCATGGCATCTGGCTAATTTCTAGCGGTGTTAACTTATATTCATCCAACTTAACAACGAAGACGCTTCTAGGTACACTTACAGGCACGTACAAGCCAATCTATGCTTTATACGATACCATTATACTGATTGCCAGCGGTGGATTAATACAAAAATGGGATGGGACGACATTATCAACGGTTGCAGGTAGTCCAATTAGCCATTACGTTGCACACAATAACGGCAGAGTAGAGAGTATAGATATTAATTCAGATAAGAAAAGTTACTCAGGGATTGGTGACTACACAAACTGGACAAATGTACCTACTGATATTTCGAGTGCTCAGTTTGTAAATGTAGGATATAAGGACGCGAGTAAAATCGCTTGCACTATCAAGCTTGCTACAGACTCTATTGTAATAAAAACCAGTGGCAGCGTATACCGAATAACAAATGAAAACGACTTTGCTAACGTTGGCTGCTATCCGGCTGCACAACGTACAGGCGCATACAATCATTACTCCGGTCTTGCTCTTATGAACAAGGCTTTTTTTATTGGCAACGAAGGGTTTAACAGCTTTAGCACTGTTACAGATTACGGTGGTGTGAAGGTTGACGATCCTAGTCCTGGCTATATGATTAATGGCTGGTATGTGCAGAACGTTGATGATAACGCCAGGGTGTGGCATGTACCATCAAGGAAACAAGTGTGGTGCAAAACAGCATTATCAAACGAAATTCTAATTTATCACTATGGAATTAACGCATGGACAAAACGCCAATTTAAATATCCTATCAGAGATGTGTGTTCAGTTGGAATGGATGTTTATATTGCATACGGAACTAAGATAGGAAAGTTAGACGACAAAGTTTCTACGGACGATGGCTTTAATTATTCCGCTATATTGGCAAGTAAGAGGTACTTGCCTAAACGCAAAAAATATTTAATGAAATACATTAATTTTGTTAGTTATGGGTTTTTACCTGGAAACTTTATTTTATCAGTTGGTAATAAAGTTTTGCCTGTTACTTTTACATCTACTGGAGATATTGCGGACACGGATACGGATATAGCAGATACAGACGCAGATCCCGTAGTACCAAGCGATTACACAACAAAAAAGAAGCGTACAAGAAAAAGAACTCTGGCAATACAACTAATTGTTACAGTTCAAACTGGACGCATGGCAATTCGTGACATGTCAATAGATGTCGTCGAGATCGGAAGATAAGGAGGTGTGTATATGAGCCTTTCGCAAGGTTTCTCAAATACGTTTAGTAGCACACAACAAACACAAGAAGTTTTAAAGAATTTGGATAACGAAACGAAAAAAATATACACTGATATAAACAATATAATGTCAACGCATGCACATACTGGAAACGGTAGTGATGGAAAGATTATTACTGGAACGGGCGTATCTGCTACAGTTGATCAAACAATTTCCACTGAAACATCAAATACGGGAACGATAACACAATTGTTGTCGTGGATAGTAAAAGAAATATTAGCTATTAAAGGCGCAGTTACAAACTGGTACGACGCTGCAGCAGTTTCGTTATCAACAATATTTGGGTTTACTTGGACAGAAAAATTTTTAATAATCAACCCCAGCAATGGTTATATATCTCCTTTGATGCCACTGACAAGGAACGGCACTGGACAATATTTTAAATTTTACCCACAAGGTGCAATATCTAGTGCTACAAGTATTTATTTTTTTACTGGAACTGGATCGCTAACTCATGCATCCTTAACGAATGTCGCAACAATTATGACACCAAATACAGCAATGACTTTTACAGGAACTCCATATGTATTAATAGATTCTAATGGAATTCCAGAAGTTATAAAACTAACGGCAGGTAGTGGATCAACTAATATTACTATTGCAAGGGCGCAATTGGGAACCGTGGCAACAGCACACGCAAGTGGTGGGATAATACTAGATAACAATGTAGGAAATGTTTCTGTTTCTAGTGTTGCTCCTGTTTCATGGACAGCAAGCGGATTAACCACTTCTAGTAAAAGAGATTTGTTTGCTTATTCTGTAAATGGTACTGGTTTGAGTGCTTGTAAAGTTGGTTGTGTGCAAGAGTGGGGGAATAGGTAATGGCTTTTTTTAGAGATGGAAGGTGCTTAACACCTGCTATGACGAGCTATAATACACCGATTGGCTTAGTAACTGATAGCGGTTACCAAACAACAGGTTACGAAGGTTGGAGGATTTTTGACGGCATTAATAACGGATCAAATTATTGGTACGTTTTATCAAATACTGGCAATGTAGTATATGATTTTACAATTAGTAAAACGTTTAAGGAATACAATATTTATGTTCCTTCTGTAAATAATGCTCCAAAAAATTGGACAATTGAAGGTTGGAATGGTAGTGCTTGGGTTGTTTTAGATACTCGAACTAATCAAACATCGTGGGTAGCTGACACTAAAACATATTTTTCGTTTAACAATACGCTTGGTTATACAAAATGCAAAATAAACATAACAGCCACAGTAGCTGCTTTTATTGCTGTTGGGCAATTTGAGATTTTAGGCGATTCATCTGCCGAAGAACAATTTATGTCAGGAGGAACTTAATGGATATTTACAGATATTTAATATTAAACGATTGCATAATCGACATAAAAATAAATGAAGAAAAAGAAGGATATGCCACTTTAATGGAAGATGGATCTTTCGTTGACTGGACGAAAAACAAAATCGTTAATGGAATGGTTACTCCTATACCACCACCAGACCCAGATCCTCCATACGTTCCAACGCTAGAAGAAAAAATGTCAATAATAAACGCTAAATATCAACCTAAATTAGATTACTATAAAGATTTAATTGTTACTGCAATGGCATCTGATGGAGCAACACAAGCTACGAAGATTGCTAGTAATCAGGTTAAGTATAATGCTTTAGTTACTCAAAAAAATACTGAATTGGAGGCGTTAGAAGTTGACTGAAACCATCGAAATGTATTGTCCTTATTGTGCAAGTCAAGACATTGTTCCATATCCTAAAATTGGAGTAGGTTGGTATAAATGCAATGAATGTTTAAGTAAGTTTAACAATCCTATTATTATTGATACGTCGGTAAATCAAGATGAAACTATCTAGTATTGATGAAGCTATTGCTGATTACGAAAGAATTACAGGGGAAACGTTCGAACAACCACAAGATTGCGCAATCAAAATATTACCATCAAATGAATTCATGATTTGGAAATTGGGACTTCACAATGGAGTTCCTTTTTTCTTTATCAATCAGACTTATGGTGAAATGATACATTTCGGCGATTTTATCCGTGAAGTCTGCAAGGAAGCTGGCATCACGCAAATAGTCACATCAACAACGCGCAATCCTAAAATGCATATTCGCAAATGGAAAATGGAACGCCTACCTGAGTTCGATTATGAACATGAAGGACGGCGTTATTTTATGCTAAATGGCTTAGTTTCAAGTCTTAAATAGGAGGTGGATATATGACATTTAACTTCAACTTACAATTATTTGGCGGCAAAGGCGGTAGTTCTACTACTGTCCAATCCGCAAAGCCAACAGCACAGGAACTAAGACTACAGGACGTACAAGCAAACTATGCAGAGAAAACAGCACCAACAGCACTAGCATTGCAAAGTATGGGCGCAAATATGATACTTAGCAATCCCGGAGTAGTTCCAGTAGATTACGGTCAGTTAGGTAATAAGGCTACGCAACAAGCATACGACTTGCAAAATCGTACTGCTGATACATATAGAGGCTACGAAGACTTAGGAAACCAAGTTGACGCACTAAAAGGTGTTAGCAACCAAAATTTACAGGCTGGAACAAAAATGTATGCAGATCAAACAGCTACTAATAAAACGAATACTACAAATAACGCTCAAACCATGCAACCATTAATGAATGGCGAACTACCCGCTGCTTATGCTGCTAATCAACAATATGCGATTAACCGTGGAGCTAATACGGCAATGGGCGATATGCTTGCCGACAAAATGAGTCGTGGAATAATTAATTCAAGTGTTACAAATACAGGGATACAAGGAATTAGTGATTCTGTTGCCAATACATTATCTCAAAACTATAACCAGAACATGGCACAAGCAGCAGCATTGCAGAATCAAAATGCTAATCAACAGCAAATGGGATTCACGAATCAAAGCGGTATTAATACCGGACTAATGGGACTACAACAACAAGATTTTGCCAATCAACAGAACCTTATTAATATGAACAGTGGTTTATTGGGTCAACAGGGCGATGCAATTAGTCAACAGAGTGGATTATTATCTCAACCTATGGCACTTGCAAACAGCGCACAAAATGCCAGTATTGACATACCAGCCAAACTCCTTGCACTCAGTCAAGGTCAACAGTCCGATACATCAAGTCTGCTAAACACGCTGTCAGGAAATCGTATAGCGGATAAGACCACTACACAGAAAACGTCTGGCACTGGATTGTTAGGTGGGTTACTGAGCGGTGTAGGTAGCTATTATGGAGCGAAAGGGTAGGAGGTGAAAATATGAACTACAGAATGTCAACACCAGGGATTAATCCATATGAAGGATTATTTGGGTTGATTGGGACGATTATGGGGAACAATGCCAGACAGCGTAATGAAGCTGCAATTGCCAATACTATTGAAGGAATAAGAAGTCCAACCCCAACAGAACAAACAGGGTTACTACCAAACCCTGCACAAATGCCAAATATAAACTTTGCGCCTCAGTATGGCGATCAATCGCAGCAGCCAACAGCGCAGAATTTAGGAGCTCAACAACTTGCGCAAATGCAACCCCAACAACAAAATGTACAGCAACGTATGTCAGGTCTATTGAGTCCTAATGGCACAGCTTTTGCCACGCAACAACCAACCCAACAAACTAACGATCAGCAGGCACAATTTACCCAGGCGGTACAAGCAAACCCAGAATGGTACAGACAAGGCGTTAATCCTGCAAGTAAGGTGTATGTAGGTGATAGACCAGATATCGCACAGAATGATACTGTTACAGCGTCTGGTAATGCAGTAGATTTATCGCCTACGCCTGTTAAAAACAATCAAACTACCACTAACCAATTGGCAGCACCCGTTAGAACTAACATTGCAAAGCAGTATAAAGATCAATCTGCTGCTGCTATAAAAGAATTAGTTAAAAGAGGAATGCCAGCTAGAGACGCATTTTCTCTCGTTCAAGATACAGTAAATAAAAGAACAGAAGAAGACTTTAACAATAAAGCAGAAGAATATGCTCAAAGTTTAGACAGCAAGTTAGATCAATTCATGAATATGGACTTTCAAACAAGCGGTAGTAAAGCAAAGTTTATTGCTACTCTTGCACAATATAATCAGGGAATGAAGCGCATAGGGCGTGAAGGTGCAGACCTTGGACTTATGAAAGAACTAATGAGCCAAGGCGATGTTGTCATGCAGAAAGAAGATAATGGCGGTGCGTATCGTTACGTAATGGTTAAGAAGAATGGTGAACGCTTTGACGATGGATCTTTCCAAATGGCTGTACCTGGCAATGCCGGAGAGTGGACAGAAAAGCAGCTGTCTCCTGGCGAGAAACAACAAGGCGAGTTAACGCGCAGAGGGCAAGATATTACCATGAGAGGTCAAGATATATCTGCTGCAAATTCAAGATCAGCATTAGCAGCTAGAGGCGGTAGTGGTGTTGGTGGTACATCAGCGCAAAAAATGTCCATGTATAAATGGGCATCTGGCTATTCATTGCAACCTACTGGAGAAACGGATTACAGTGGTAAGCCTGTAATGACAAGAGTACAAAACAATCCTCAATTAGCTGCACAATTAGCGCAAGAGTTAGGGTATGGTGGTGAAGGTGGCGGTGGTGGCGGAGCCGTACAAAACACAGGCGATAATCGTATTGACGGAATGATAGCAAACATGAGAAATAACGGGGCGCCAGAGCAAATTATTAATGACATGGTATGGGAAGAACAGAACAGAGGCGGTCAACAACAACCTAGACAAGTATCACCACGAGAAGTTTACCAACCTATAAATACAGACGAATTGCTAGAATATGGTAGAGGTGGCGATTAATCTGACTAGTTACCGTAATTATAATAGATAGAGGAGGCAAGTGAATTGTCAATATATGATGATTTTATGGCAAAACAATCTGCCAACAACTCAACAGGTAATCGTGTATATGATGATTACATGTCGTCTGTATCCAGTGATGATAATGCGTATGTTCAACAGCGGTCACCAACAACTACTGGCAACAGTGTCTATGATCAGTACATGTCGCAACAGCAAGCGCAACAGCCGGAACAAGAGCAAAACGGAATCATGAACTTCCTGGGTAACGCATGGGACGTGGTAAAAGAACCAGCTTCAGCAGCATTAGAGGGCTTATCTTATCTAGATAAGCCTAGAGGTGCTTTAGCTGGTGCTACAGTGGCATTGCAGAACGATTCTCCTGTACTAGAAGGGTTACAAAGAGGTTGGGATGAAAACACATCTTGGAAGGAAACTTTCAATCCTGAATGGGTAAAAGAAAACCCTAAAACGGCAGCGGTCACCGGATTTGCTGCTGACGTTGCTTTAGATCCACTATGGTTCGTTACACCTGCTAAAATAGCTAAAGGCGTGTCAGAAGGTAGTAAGGCTATAGGATTAACTGACAACCTTATTAACCCTGCTGTAAACGCTGCAAGAAGCACAGAGGCAGGACAAAAGGCGATTGCCTTTGCGGAGGATGCTTTAGGTAAAAATAGAGTAGCGGATCAAGCATTTGATTTTAATGCTGGCAGGGCTACAGATCAATTAGGTGCCGATGATTTAGTTGATAGTGTTAGGAACCTCAAAAGCCAGTACGGCGAAGATGCAAATAAACTTACTGACTATATAGAAGCAAGTCCTGTCAGCAAGTCGGGTTCTTTGGAGGAAAAAGCAAATAACAGTTTTTTATCTGGAACTAAAATAGCTGATGAGCAAGGCAAACCATTAACTGTTTATCATGGAACAAACTCTACTTTTGATAACTTTGATCCTAATAAAATAGCTAGTGGAGATAGAGTTAATAGAATTTCAAATTTAGGATTTTTCTTTTCAAGCGATCCACAAGTTGCAGCCAATTACGCGCAAAGGATTGGCGGTAATATAAGACCTTCAAACGTATCAATTAAAAATCCTTATATTATCAGCAACGTTAATCATATACGGTCAATAACGAAAACACCTGAAACAACAGAGAAATTCAAAAAGATACTACAAAGCCAAGGTCATGACGGAATAATATTATCAGTTAGCGGTAAAATTGATGCTGGCGCCGAGATAATCCCCTTTAGTCCAAGTCAAATAAAATCAGTATTTAAAAATGCCGACACATCTGCAATAAAGAATAGCATTGTGTCTGCAAGCGATTCAGGAAAGTTGCTCGATGAAATAAATAAAGGCAACGTCACAAAAAGCGAAGCATTCAACGTTCTACGTGATGCAAACAAAGAAATTCCCGATTACCTTCTTCAAAACTCTCAACGTGTAGCAAAAGAAACTGCACTAAGTCCAGCAAAGTTAATTCCTGATACAATAACACGTGAAAGCGTTTTAAATTCGATTCCAGACACTGGATTACGAAAAGCAATAGAAACCATAGGAGAACAATTTATAAAGCGAAATAAAGCAAATGCGGACGCTTTAAGAGCAACAGGTAGACTATCTGATGAAGCGTATGTATCATATCTAGACGGAGAGCATTTAAGGCGTTCATTTGAACAGTATGAAACTCCTGATAAGTTCCTTGAAGCATTACGCAAAAATGGTACAGAAGAAGAATATAGAAGAGTGTACCAAACGTTAAACAAATCAAAAGCTCCAGGCGGTCAAGGTTATGGAGCAGTACATAAAGTAGATACTAAAGACTTTATCCAACGTCAAACATTGTCAGACGATACCATGAAAAAACTGGGTCTTATTAAAGATCCTGAGTATCGTATCATGGACACCTTAAACCGATCTTCTAAAACGCTTAGAGAGGACGAATACTTAAATAGAATCAATACTGTATGGGGTAAAACAGGCGATGAGGCAGCCGACTTATCAAGAACATTACCAAAGCGTAGGCAGTACGTTCCTATACCTGAATCTAAAGCATACGGTGCATTGGCTGGCAAATGGGTTCCTAAAGATATTCACGATCAAGTTATTAAGTTGACTGGCACTGGTGCTAGTTCATCCGAATTAGTACAAGGTTGGCAAAAGGCTGTAAGCTGGTTCAAGGTTGCAAAGTTAGCTAATCCTGCATCAACCATGAGGAACTTTTATTCTGGAATCCCTATGGCTAATGTATTTGGCGGTTTACCAATGCAAGCTATGCCAAAATATATGATGAAAGCTACACAAGCAATGCGCGGAGGTAATAAGAGCGAACTAATGCGCGAGGTAAAAGGCACTGGTATACTAGGGAATGTGTGGCAGAAACAAGAGTTAAGAAATATTATTGGCGATAAGCCTACAGGTATTAAAAAAGCTGCCGAATGGGGAATGGATAAATTCGGCAAGCCTGATGAATTTTGGCGTGTTGCAACTTATGCTTATCATAGAGATCAAGGTAAATCAATTAAAGAAGCTGCACAGATAGCCAATAAAGCACTATTTGATTATTCTAGTGCTCCTGAATTGATTAATATGTTTTCAAAGACTGGGATAATGCCGTTCGCTAAGTTCCCTTACTTTGCTGGAAAGGCAACGTTAAAGGCTGCATATGAAAATCCCGCACAGTTGAGTAAATTTACTAAGGCACAGAATCAAGTTAATAATGAAGACCGCGAAAAGATTATGCCTGATTATATGAAGTCAAGGACGTTACTTCCATTAGGTGATGGAACAAGAACAGTTAATGGCAAGGAGCAAAAGGTACAAAATAATTTAGACTTATCATATATACTGCCTTTCGCTAATGATTATAAATTTGGCAATCCAGTTAGTGACGCATATCTTCTTTTCAAATCTGGTAAAAACTCTTTAGGTCAGCAGGTTATAAAGCCAGGAATGACAGATGCAGAGCGGATGAAGGAATGGGCAAATTTTGCTTATAATGCAATAGCACCTTCTGTCCCTCTCCCTGGTAACTATGCAGGAGATAAGTTAAGCAATGCTATCCAAGGTAGAGTTGATTCCAAGGGAAGGCAATACGATTTGCCGAGTGCTTTCGCTCAATCATTTTTAGGGTTGAAAAACGTTCCAATTAATACACAAGAACTTTACAATCAAAAGGTAACTGTATTGACTAGCGAGCAGAGAAATATTAAAGCTGTAATGAATCAAATAGCAAAAGATCAATCTTTGCCAAAAGAGCAAAAAATCGAAAGATTAAAAGAACATCAAAGTCAGCTAAAGGAATTAGGCAAAGAGTTAAAAGAAACAAATAAATCATGGCAAAGAGAAAAAGCGAGAGGGAATTAAAATATTCTCACTTAATTTTACTTATACTATACTTTCTAATTTCTGGATAAAACATCACTAAACCAGTAGCTAAAACAGCGAATAAAAAGTTCCTTTCATTATTTAACTTATTGATATTGGTCAACATTGATGATTTTGGAGGATTAGGGATATGTTTAAATCCGTTTTCAATAGTTGGTGGACTTAATGTTTTTTTACCTTGGACGGCTAACGTTAAATCGTTAATGTTAGTTGTAGTCCCGTATATCAATAAGCATGAGATCCATATCAAAAATATTGCTACAGTTCTTCTCCATCTTGTTGACCCAATTCCAGGAATAATAAAGTAAAAAAAACCACCAAAAGCTACTACAGTCATTAATATTGTAAAAATATCAACACCAAAAAAAACAGCGACACTATTCTGCAGCGTTGATCCTTCGTAAAAAAAGAATGGTATTCCAAGAAATCCTAAAATTAGTATCCAAACAATCGTGTTGCCTGATTCATGATAATCATTCACGATTCACACCACCTTTATAAAAATCAGTTACCATACAGGAGGGAAAATGAGTGATGAACTAGTCCGTATACTAGACTCTAAACTAGATGCTATAGCAATAGACGTGGCAATTATTAAAACTAAAATGAGCAATACAGAGGAAATGAAACTAGAAGAACGTATCCGCAATCTAGAAGGAACTGTCAATCAGTGGACAGGTAGCAAGGTTTTACTACTTTGGCTGATTACCACTGGCATTGCAGTATTCGCAGCAATCAAGCATTAAGGAGGTTATATGAATTTCTTAAATCACAAACAATCTTTATATGTAATGTATGTTTTTCTTATCATATGCTTCTTCTCAGGTATGGCGTATCACTACGGATACAGCAAAGCGTATCAGAGTAGATCTCGCCCTATATATGTTAAATATACCAATTCAGTAAATAAAAGTCTATCAATATCTTTGCACCAGGCAGGAATTATTGCCACACCTTCACAGGTAGAGGAATTAGGAAAGATATTGAAGCCAGGAGGTAACCGTGTTAGATAAAGCAAAAACATTTATAGCGCAGAACGTTCACATTGTGGACGTTCTTTTTGGTGTACTCTGGCTTTATGCATGGTTTCATAATGCCGAACAGATCTTAAAATATGATCTTGACAGATTAACAACGTTTTACGGAGTTATAAGAGCCTATATCTTATTGGGAAGAGTAAACGACTCTGTAAACAATAGTGAGAAGGGAGTAAAACCATAGTGATAAATGAAGAACTTGCAAGAGAAATAGCACTTGGCATTATCAACACAGGTGTCGAAGGTAGCTACGACAACGTGTGCTGCTCTACAGCGGGAGATTACCCTTGTATGGGTGTTTCATCGTGGGAGGGTATAAATGGTCGCGGAGATGCGTTATTAAGCTATATAGATGGTGCTCAGAAGTTTATGGGACGCACCTATTCAGATATTATAGATAGCGGAGAAAAGCAAGAGTTAAGGGATCTGCTAAATTCAGAACAAGGACAAATTGCACAACAGATGATTTTAACTCAGGATTGCCTTGAACTATATGTGCCTTTCCTCAACCAGGTAGAAAATCTAGATGATAGCAAATGCTTTATTTATGCTGGCATATGGTGTCCTACATCTCATTACGTAGTTCGCAACTTCTTAAGAAGACGACAGTACGACTATGATATTCGCAATTTAGAAATATTGCGAGACATGTTTATAGATAGTTATTACATTGCTGCTGATGTAGGGGAACGGTACGCATTAGGATATGCTAACAGGGCAAACAACACTTATAATTATGTGCGTGATTTGCTATGACAGAGCAAGAAATCCTAGACATAGTCAATGCAAAACTAAACACATCAACCGACAACAAAGGATATACTTATAAAACGCTCATAATTGCGATTCTAGCAGCTTTTGTTGCTGGTTGCATAGTTGGTTCATACATCACTAAAAACTACTTTCCTACGCTAAATACGGAGGTTAAAACAGTACAAGCAGATCCAATTGTTACTGAAAAGGTAAAGGTTGTTACTGATACACAGATTGCATATGTTCCAAAGGAAACTATCATATACAAAGATGCTGCTGGTAACACAGTAACTGAAAAAGAAGCTACTGACGTTAAGCTTGATGCAGATAAAACAAAAGTAGGCGTTAAGGTAAACGGCAAGGACTATAAATTCGACTTGCTGCAAGGTGAGAATCAGAAGTTTGAGAATGGTAAAGTTACAATGACTCAATCATCTACCGTAGACATGGACATTAAAATCCCTACAATTGACCTTACACGCCACAATGTATTGACGGCAGGGGTAATGTATATTGATGGACAAATAAACCCTGCTATAGGGTATACAGGAAGTTTAAGCCGTATTAGTGCTTATCAAGTAGTGGTTAGTAAAGATGCTCAATATGCTGGTGTCGGAATTAAGTTTTAGTTTGTGAAATAAAAAACGCCCCTGGGAGAACATTATAAAATAATTCAAATTATCCACAACAATCCGGAAATACCGGACAGTTCCCATATTGCCAGCGTTGGCAAAATCGTTTATACATAACAAAACCCCTGCCTTAATTGGTGGGGGTTATTTTTTTGTAACTACCTATTATATGCAATTTACTGACAAATTATACTAGAAAAATTTAATAAATAATGTTATAATAAATTAAAGACCTAACAACTCGCCAAAGTCGCTAGGTCGGTTGCCCTCGTTGCAGGAGGACAAGGTATTAACTTACCTGTATTGTAACATATCTCCCTCCTGCCAGTCAATAAAAGGTAGGAGGTTTTTTATTTTGGAAGAAAAAGAAAGTTTTCAGCAACAAGTTTTCATGATGATGAAAGAAGTCATTGGAGAAAAGAATACAATCGCAGTACCTAGGCTGTTTTGTAAAGCTATGGGAGACTTAAGTGGTGGTGTCTTCTTATCGCAATTAGTTTATTGGTGTGATAAGGGATCTAGAAAAGACGGATTTATTTATAAAACAGCTAAAGAATGGACAGAGGAAACTTTTCTTTCTAGCTATGAAATAAACAAGGCTAGGAAGAAATTAGAGTCAGAAGGAATATTAGAAACTAAGCTAAAAAAGGCTAATGGAAACCCTACAATTCACTATAAATTGCTCCAGAAACCTTTTATTGACTGGTTATTTAAATTTTTCAATAAGGAAAGTGAAATAATTGAAAATGGAAAGTTAAAAATTGAAGATTCTTTAACAAAGACTACCGCAGATATTACGGCAAAGATTACTGAATATAATAGGTTGTTGTTCAGCGAACAGCAACGTGCTGATATTAAGAACGAATCAGTCAAAGGATTATTAGAGTACTATTTTGGCAGATATAAGGCAATACATAATAATGATCACTATAAAATGACCATTGAAGAGCAAAAAACAGCGTACATTAAGATAAGAGAATTGATCACTACAGGATTTACAGATCCACACACTGACGAAGAAAGCATTTTAAGTGATTACGGAATGAGATTTATAATGGACAAGCACCTATCTAGGAAACAAAGTTCAAATTATCATCACATACTCAGTTTTTTGGCTGATGAAAATATAAGAATATTAATAGAATGCTTTGTAGCGGAAGTTTATCCACAGCAATTAAACTTTAATTAATCCGTTTTTCAAAAATCACAAAAAGGAATTTTAAAATATATAAAATCTTAGTTTTTTAAAATTTATAAAAACATTAACAGAAAATAAAAGATTAACAAAATAGACTACAACATATGGTCAACCATGTTGATATGTGGACAACACACATCCTGTACAGCCTAACCGCTAGTGCAGGATTATTTTTATTTGCAGGATATTTGTGAAATTTGCCTAATATAACGCTGTATATAAAACCATTGATAGTACTAACACTATCAACAAGGGGGTACACATGGGGAAATTGGCAAAGGTAATAGCTACTTGCATGCAGAAAGGGGGAGCAACAAAGACAACTTTATCAGGTTCACTATCTTTTATACTTAGTGAAATGGGTTACAAGGTATTGGTAGGTGACTTAGACAATCAAGGAAATGTATCTAGTTTACTACTTAACCAGGATACTGATGAATTCTATCAGAGAACTTTGTACGATGCTATGGTAAAACTTAATACTGATAATTGTATGTGGAAAGCAAATGATAATTTACATGTAATCCCTGCTGACGATCACATGGCACGTTTTCCTAGATGGCTATATACAAAGTATAAGGGTAATGAAAATCTCGTCTTAAAACGCACGCTAGAGCCATTAAAAAGCGAATACGATTATATTATTATAGATACTCCACCAGCATTGAGCGATCAGACTATAAACGCTATCTCTTTTGCTGATGGCTTGATAATGCCATACGTTCCAGAAGAGTGGTGTTATCGCGCTATAGGAAGACTCTTAACAACAGCTAAGATAGCACAACAAAGAAATAATCCTAATCTTAAAATATTGGGTATACTACCTAGTAAAATTGATTACAGAAAATCAAATCACAAAGCATACTTAGCCGAAGCTAGGGAGGTTTATAAAGGGCTTGTATTTGATACCGAAATAAAAAATATGGTTGAAATAGAAAGATTATCTTCATATGGATTTACAGATAATCCAGAGATAACTAAAGCAATTGAGCCCTACAAAATATTCGTTGAGGAGTTGTTGAAACGTGACATTTAAAGTACCTAAGAGGGCGCAGGATAGTATGATTAAAACTAGTACTAAAGATAGTGATAGTACCAGTACCAACGACATAACTAGTCTTGTTGATGTTGATAAGCCTAAATATGTTGACACTAGGAGCAGAATAACACCTTATATACGCAATGAAGTATTAGAAGAATTTAAGGCTATTGTGGGAAATCGTAAAGGGTTGCAAAGTGAAATTATAGAGAGATTAATAATGCAGTTTAATGCCGATGTTAAAGCAAAAAGAGAAGTACCTGAATGGGAGATACCGAAATAAATGGTGTCTCTTTTTGTTAAAACTAACACTAGTGTCGGTGATAATTATAGTACTATTGATGGTGTTATTTATATTGACAATCATGACATCATGAGTTATAATGTAAATATAAGGAATATTAAAAGGAGTGGTTTAATGTTTGAATGCGATATTTGCGGTGAAACCGACTGTGATCATGAAGAAGATTATAATATACACATTCAATTTATAGCTAAAGAGTCATTACGAAAACAGTTTAAAATTAAGTGCTTACAAAAAGGGATTAAACCATCCGAATGGTTGCGGCAACAAGTAGAAAAATTTGTAAAGGAGAATGAAAAATAATGGACGCTAGTAAAAGTAAATTTGATTATGAAAGTTTTAATGGTGGTTATCATGTTTTCGCTGTAAACGCTGGCAAATACACAGAGCAGCAAGCTATTGAAATTTATAAAGATGAATATAGTTGGAGCGATAATCCATACATAATTGAAAAGTCACACGTAAAATGGAGAGCGGGAATCAACGAAGATAATGAACCAGTTGTAGGATGGTGGTTTGATTATAATCCCACAGAGAAAAGAAGTGTTGAGGTTTGGGCATTTAGACAAGAATATAAAAGTAAAGTTTCTAAAAGATTAACCGCCCACCAGCCAATCAATAAAAAGGAGAATGATAAACAATGAATGATAAAACATGGGTAATATTCGACGATGAACAAGGTGAGTTGGTAATATGTACTGACTTACAAGATACTATCAACGGTTATGAATATAATCCAATAGCTAGAATTGAGTATTCCGATGAAGAAGAATTTAATGAATACATGGCTAACTTTACAGAAATATGCAAAGCACATAACCACCAGCCAAACAGTAAAAATAAGGAGGATGAAAATGACTAAATATTGCAAATGGTTTTGTATGGAATTTATTGATGATAATAAGTGGTTGTTTGAAAGTAATTGTGGTGAAAAGCGTGTAATATCAAAAAACGAGAAATTTTTAAAACATATTTACAAAGATAATAACTTAAATTTATGTCCAAAATGCGGTAAACCTATTACAGTTGGTGAATTAATGGATTAACCAGCCAAACAGTCAGAATAATGAGGAAAGTAAATGGTAGGATACAGGTCTGTTCCATACACAATAGAAATTGATTGGGAGAATAAAGTTGTCATGTTAAACAATCGCGTATCAAAAGAAAAATTAATTATAACAAAGAAAGATTCAAGATCAACATCTGATTGTTTTGAGTTAATGAAGATTAAACCAAATAGGGAGGATTAACATTATGAAAATTAAGAAACTATATCACTTTCTAATGAATAATGAGTGTCATTTGTATAGAGACACTAATAGCAGCATTATTGGATGGGTTGTTGTGTTATTTAGTGATTTGCAAGAATTTGTTGATATTACAGGAAGTTCTTTACTTGAAGACGATGGATTAGAAGTCACATTAAAGTCAGATTACATAGCAGTAGAATTAAATGAGTTGATTGAATATAACGGCGAAGATTTAATCGACTATAAAGAGTGTTTCGGTGATGAATGGAAAGAATATTTTGAAGAAGAATAGGGAGGATTAACATTATGAAAGACGTATACATCACATTCACAGTCGATGAACTAGTAGAAAACAACCTATTCAATAAAGCATGTACAATACTAAAGATTAACTCTGACGCAATGAAAGAAGCAATGCCTAACGATGTATTAGATTTTACAAAAGAAGAGTATCTAGAGCTTACAGAAGGGTTGAGAGATACGGATTTTGATAATGCGTAGGAATGTATCTTAATTGAGGGGGATGGGGAAATGGAACAACCTAGGAAGGTTAAAGCTAGAATAATTCGTGTAGTTGAAGAAATTGCAATTATTGAACTTGAACGAGATGGAAGTATTAGAGAATTTATAGAAACTAGAGAAGAACTTGACATAATAGAAGTTAGTGAAGTAAAAAACATAGTTGATGTATTAAGCGTGTGGCATTGATTAAACATGGAAGGTGTGGAGTATAAAATGAATTGTAAACATCAATACGAAATTAACTCATATGAAGCTATTTGCATGGATTGCGGTAAAACGAAAGGCGAAAATATACAGCAAGAAAACACCCAGCTAAAAGCAGATCTGCAGGCGTTGAGGGAACTGTTGAAAGATATTGAGGGAAGAGGTTGCGACATTAAAAACCCTCACTATGAACAAACACATTGTCCTGTTTGTGGTAACGTTCTTACTATTAAGGCGGATACGAAGAAAGAAACAGCTTGGTTTATTGGACATGCAGAAGAATGCAAACTTAAAGCTGAACTAGATAAAATTGAGGTGGTGGAGTAGATGGATAAACTAGAAAAAGTTTTAAAGTATGTAGATTATGAAGAAGCAATTGTAATCGGCAGCATTGTTGGAGAATTACGAGAGCAATTACAGCAATCCCAGCACAGGGAGCGAGTGTTAGAAGAAAAATTTCAATATCATTTGGCAAAATGGGATGATGAGATTATAAAAATAGATGCAAAGGAGCGCGAAGTAATAAAAGAGCGTGACGTTTGGTGCGAAAAATGCTTAGAATCGGAGCGCAGGGAGCGAGTGCTGCGTGAGGCGTTGGAATGGTATGCTGATCCAAGAAATGAAGAGTCTGGAGATTTAGCTATAGAAGCACTGGAGGCGAGTAAATGATTGAATTACAATTAACTGCTGTTGACTTTGAAAATAATTATGAAAATTTAAATTCAGAACCTTTGTCAGAACGATCAAAGGAAAGATTTGCGGATTTTCTTAGTATAAAAAAAGATGAACTTATTAAAGAGTTAAGATATCAACTAAAAAGCGAAATTAATTGTTCTGTTGAATTAGAGAGAAGATTAATAATAGCTTATGAATCAAGACAATCTTTGAGAAAAGAGTGTAAAATATTACGCAATAAAATAAAGGAGTTGACTATGCTTTGACAGATGAAAGATTGGCTGAGATAATTAATACTCTGGAACGTGCAAATAAAAGCGGTGCGTGTGAAGATATTTACGCTGATGCTAACTGGTTACTCCAAGCACTACGATCAGAGAGTGCGAAGGTTACAGCGTTAGAATGTCGAGAGTGTTCAGTAGAAACAGCAGGTTGCAAATACGTTGATGGTGTAGTTGAAGGAATAGAAGCAGAATTAGAAGCAGAGAGAGCGAAGGTTGCTGAACTAGTTGAACTCGGCAAAAAAGAGTTTGAAATGTATAGTGCGCTAAAACTAATATCTAATATAGAAATTGATAGTAAATATGATAAAGTACATAGACCAGAATTATACAACGTTGTAATTATAGCTAGGCAAACATTATTAAAAGGCGGTAAATAATCCGTCTTCTTTTTTTACCAGCTTTCATACTTTTTTCACATTTATCATGTATAATATTTAACCCTCCTGAATTGTCGGAATTTGTTGAAAAGTATTCAAATGGAATTACAGGAATTCATATCTAGTTTGCATAATATAAGAATTATGGGTAGCACAGAGCGGAGGTATCTTCCATTGAATTTTAGTTAGTTGATCGGATTTTTAGATGCAATAATATTTGTTATATGATACAATAAACCAAACGTTTGTTCGACGAATAAGCATAGGATGGTGTTGTAACTTGATGAAATTGTACGAACGAGAGAGCATAGAAAAAAACAAGATCAACTTGGAAGTTTCGAAAAACAACCCAAAGTTGATCTTATTACTGAAAGAATTACGAAATTGTAAGATTGATATTGATTCGCTAAATGAGTTTGAAGTAAATAAGTTGTTTGAATGCATATTAATTGTCAGCCGTTAATTCTTTTATGATAGCCTTTCGCTTTTTAAGCGGGAGGCTTTTTATTTCGTCTAAAACCTTCTGTTCTTTAGGTGTAACTTCCTCGCTATTTGTGAAGTCTGCAATGATCTTTTGCAACAGTGTATTCATTGGTATGCCGTTTGCTGCTGCTTGTTGCTGTATGATCTCATAATCGGTAGGCGTAATCCTCAAATTATAAGTTTTCAATTCTTTTGCTACTCTTTTATTTCTTGGCACAATAAACACACTCCTAATATCAAGTTGATGTCATTATAATATCATAACAATAAATATTAAGCAATAGTAAATATTATAAAAAAATACAAAAATGTAATTTACAAACAAATATAAATATTTCTGAATTTAATCCCAAATTCATATTGACTTCTTATTTATATAGGTATATAATGAAGTTAATCCCAAATTCATACCAAATTAAATAAAGGAAGTGATTACTTGAAAAGAGCAAAACCAAAAATGATAACTGTTTCTTTAAGGCTTGTTGATAATTTAAAGAAGGACGTAGAGAACACAGCTAATGAGTTAGGGATATCAGAGAATGCGGTTATTTCATTAGCCGTAAGCGAATATATCAAATCAATTAAAAAGGAGACTTAAAAATGAGTAACTTAATCACAATCTCAGGTGTAAGAGGTTTCATTGATGAAAATGGAACAGCGCAATTGCACCTAGCAGACGTAGCAAGAGGGTTAGGGTTTACAGAAACAAGACAAAGCGGTGTTGAGTATATTAGATGGGGAAGAGTTAACGAATATCTTGCTGATTTAAATTTCTCCACAAGTGGCGAAGACTTTATTCCTGAAAACATCTTCTACAGACTAGCAATGAAAGCCAAAAACGAAACAGCAGAAAAGTTTCAAACAGTAGTAGCAGATGAAATTCTTCCGGCAATTCGCAAAACAGGCACATACTCAGCTCCACAAATGACACAAACACAAATAATAGCAGCCATAGCACAAGCAGCAGCAGAGCAAGAACAGCAGTTGAAACAGATTGCAGCAACACAAACCAAGCAAGCAGAAGAGTTACAAGGAATGCGTGATGTTATTTCATTAGATACCACTAGTTGGCGAGAAGATACTAAAAAGTTACTAAACAAGATAGCTAATAAAATCGGCGACATAACCCAAATAAGGGAATTAAGATCAGAAAGCTATAAGTTACTTGATTCCAGGATGGGAGTAAGCTTGCAAACTCGCTTAACAAATAAGAGAAGAAGAATGGCAGATGAAGGAATTTGCAAGTCATCTAGGGACAAACTCAACGTTATTGATGTGATTGCAGAAGATAAAAAGCTTATTGAGGGATATACATCTATCATCAAGGAAATGACGATTAAATACGGATGTTAAGGAGGTAGCTAATGCACCATGAAAACAACTGTCCATGTCAATCCTGCCTTAAAGATGGACAACCCCAAAAATGCGCTATGGTCTGTGGTCAAATTAATACATGTGATAAACCGCAATGCAAAGAGGTTAGAGACTGGCGGTTATATAGGACTTCAAGGAGGTAGCCATGACAGAACAAGAAAAATTGCAATGTATTAAGGATATGGGGATTATAACAAACGAGGATTGCCCTGATTTGTCATTTGGAATAAAAATATATGAATGCCTTAGAGAAGATGGTTGGAAAAAGTCGGATTCAGATGGAGATCGCCTTTGTGATAAATGTTGGATCAAAACATTGGAGGAATAAGGAGGTAGTGAAATGCTAGAGCAACACAGAGTATCATCAATAGTTAGGCAGCAGCGGTTAAACGCAGAATGTGCAGAGAACGTATTCATAGGATTTGCATTTGTTGGAATCTTGGTATTACTGGCAGCATCATGCCTGTAATGACAAAAAGTCCACCATCGACAAATGGAGGACTCAAAACTAAAACATTCTGAGGTGATTATAACATGATTAATCCATTTAGTAAAGGTGTAGTAGCGGTTTATATGTCTGATCGTTGGATGTACTGCTTAAGAGAAGAGAAAAAGAATGTGACACTTATATATGCTGCTTATTACATGATAAAAACAATGCTTATCTTTGACAACGTGATAGTTGAATGGAATAAGAATCGCAAGAGGCGATTAGATGTTACCTGATATTACACAACAATACGAAGAAAAACCCTTCCGCTACACACGCAGACCAATACAAGAAGATCCACCATTGGAGATCATTGCAGAGTGTGAATTGTGTGGTGTATTGATTGAAGATGGGCAGGAAGTTGAGACGTATAAAGAGCAGACTTTCTGTGGGAAGTGGCATGTTGAGGAATATAAACTGATGGAGGCAGATGGTGAGCTATGAAAGCTAGAATTTACAAAGTAATGTTTGTTGATGTCGGTATATCAATAGAGGTTGATGCACTGATTAGTGAGATAGCCATGGATAAGGCTGAGAAGGAGCTTAAGAGGATGTATGGTGATGATTTAGAGTTAGGGAATAAAGTTAATTTGGAGGTTATTGGATATGCGAATGTATGAGCTAACAGGGAATTACAATCAAGTAATGGCTATGCTGGAAGATGAAAGTACAGATATTCAAGTTATTAAAGATACATTAGAGTCGATCGAATGTGCAATCGAAGTAAAGGCTCAGAATACCGTATTGTTGCTTAAAAACTTAGAAGTGTATAGCAAAGGTATGGGCGAAGAAATAAAACGATTACAAGCTAAGCAATTGTCGATAAGTAACAAGGCAACATCTATTGGAAATTATCTGTTCAGTCAATTAGAAAGTACAAAACTTACGGAAATTAAAACAACAATTGCCACTATCAAAAAACAGAACAATCCTCCAGCAGTATCAATATTAGACGAAAACAAAATACCGCGTAAATACAAAATTAAAGTACCTGCGACATACACGATCAGCAAAACGGCTATTGCTGCTGATTTGAAAGCTAATATTAAGGTGCGTGGAGCCGTGTTAAGTAATAGTTTTCGTTGGGTTATTAAGTAGGGAGGTTAGCGTCATGGGTATACCAGTAATGATTCTAGGTGAATCAGGTTCAGGGAAATCAACATCAATGAGAAATTTTGATGCAGGAGAGATAGGAATATTTAATGTAGCAAGCAAGCCTTTACCATTCAGAAAGAAACTAAATAAGGTAGATGGAGCTACTTATGGATTGATAATTAAAACATTAGAAAAAGGCAATCTTAAGCGGTACGTAATAGACGATAGTCAATATCTAATGGCGTTTGAAATGTTTGATAAAGCAAAAGTTACAGGGTATGGAAAGTTTACTGATATGGCATTGAACTTCAAGGGGTTGATTGACTTTGTTGTTAGGGGTACTCCTGCCGATTGTATAGTTTACTTTCTGCATCATACGCAGAAAACAGAGTTGGGAACTAAGGCGAAGACAGTCGGTAAAATGCTTGATGATCAGTTAACGGTAGAGGGGTTATTTAGTATAGTGTTGAGGACTAAGTTTGAAAGCGGTAAATATAGCTTTGTTACTCAAACGGATGGCACTGATACTGTAAAATCGCCAATGGAAATGTTCGAGAAAGAGATCGATAACGATTTAAAGTTTGTTGATGAAACAATAAGAGATTATTGGGAACTAACAAAATAAAAAATAAAGGGGATAAACAACATGAAAAACATTAATTGGAATAACGTACCAGACCAACAGGAATTTAAAAAACTGGCGCCAGGTGGATATACAGCGATGATTGTTACAGCGGTTGACGTACCAGAAAAAGAGTATATAAAGATTGAATACGACATTGCAGAAGGTGAATTTGCAAACCATTACCAAGGATTGTACGAAGCAAAGAATTTTTGGGGTGGAAGTTTTATTAGATCATATAA